TGCCCAGAATAAGGGCAACCGCCAGATGCTGTATGACAAGCTGCTGGAAATCAGTGCGGGGAATGGCTGGTCAGTCCCTTCTTACCAAAGCGTATGCCGTTACATAGCCCATCTGATGGAGCATGAGCATCTGGACAGTGCAAGATATCTGGCGGAGGAAGGAACAAGGTCCTGGAAAAACAAACACATGCTGAAGGGGAGACGGGATACAAAGTCCTTAAAAGTCTTGGAAATCCTGTTTGGCGATGCCCATACCTTTGACTGCTGGGTCTCCTATCGCTTACCGAATGGGAAAGTGACAGCCATCAGGCCCACCCTGGTGGCCTGGATAGATGGAAGGAGCCGGATGCCGTTAGGGACGGTCATCTGCCACCACTGTAACGCCCAGGTCCTGAAGGAATCCCTGTTAAGGGTCCTGTATGGTACACCAGGAGGCATGCCGCAGATTCTGTACATTGATAATGGAAAGGACTTCACTGCTGAGGAAATGACCGGTGTGAAACGGAAGGAGCGGTATCCGGGATTTGATGAGGTCATCAACGGATTTTACCATACGATAGGCATTGCGGATTACCACAGGAGCCGTCCCTATGAACCATGGGATAAGGGGGAGGTTGAACGCTGGTTTAAAACCGTGTGTGACCGGTTTACCCGCTGGTTTGGTTCCTATACGGGAACCCTGACCGGTTCCAAGACATCGGACAAGATTGATAAAAATATAAAGAAACTTCTGGAACAGGGGAAGCTGCTGGACTTTGAGGAGTTCTGTGAACGGTTCAACCACTATCTGAATAACGTCTATGCGGTAAAGCTGCACCGGGGGCTGAAGGCCCAGGGAGAAACCTATTGCACCCCCCTGGAAGTGTTTGAAAAGGAAGAACGTTACGAGAAGGCGCTGCCGCCAAAGGATTTTGCCGTCATGCAGCTGATGAAGTCCGACCAGGCGAGGGTCTACAATACAGGAATCCAGAAGTTCGGGCAGTTTTATAACCATCCGGAACTGATTTACTATAAGGATAAGATGGTGAACATCAAATATGACCCGGCTGATATCAAGCGTTTATGGGTGTTTGACATGGAGGACGGTCATCAAATCTGCGAAGCGGAATGCCAGGAACTCTTGAAATTCGCCCACAGGGTATCACAGGAGACGGTGGAGACCCACATAAGGAACCAGAAACGGCAGTATAAGGAAGTCCGGGCTATCCTGGATGAGGCAAATACCCCATTAGATGAACGGATTGCCGGCGCAGCGCAGGCCAACAGCATCATAGGAAGCATGATGATAGAAGGGCCAGGAAACAGCCGGAAGGTCATCACGCTGCCGAAGGAGGAGAGCTACCGGGAACACAGGAAGGCGGCGCGGCAGTCGGAATATATCGCCAAGCAGGGCCGTGAGGCGCTGGAGAAGCTGCGCAACATGGGTTAAGCCTGCGAGGAGATGGAGGATTCAGAAATGAGATATTTAATGGCATTACTCCTGGCGTTGCAGATAGTATTGATTATTATCCAGATATGTCACCATTGGAAACACCACCGGTTTGTTGCAATTATTGAGTGTATCACTCTTGGAGTGGCGCTAACTGCGTATATAGCAGTGATTAATCTTATCATATATTTCGGTTAAGACTGGATACAGAATAAAGAAAGGAAGGGTATCGTAAATGAAAAGTCTGGCAGAACGTGTGTGCTTACGCTTAAGAATTATAGGGATGAACAAGGCGGAGCTGGCCTGGCAGTTTGATAAGGAGGGGATGAGGTGTTCCCGCTCCATGCTGAGCCAGTACTTAAACGGGAAATATCCAAGCAGGCCAGTAAAGCTGGAGGAACGTCTGGAGAGGTGGCTGGAGGAGACAGAGGAACAGGAAGCAGCCTTCCGGCAGGAAAAACCGCAGGTGGCAGATAAGTATGCCCAGCAGATTGCTCGCCAGTTTGCCTCCCAGAAAGAACCGGAGGAAGCGGGAGAGCAGGAGCCGCTGCTGGAAGAGGAAGCGCCGCCCAGGATGGGAAGCAAGCCGGATGTGTTTGAATCCGATGATTACATCAACATAGTAGGCATCTGCAACCTGTGCCAGCAACAGCAGGGAAGCGCCATCGTGGTGGGGCGGTCCGGCTACGGTAAGACCTACAGCCTGAAGCAGTACGCCAGGCTGCCCCGTGTCATCTACATCGAGTGCAACGAGTCCATGAGCTGCCGGGACCTGGTAAGGCGGATAGAGAAGCAGCTGTGCCTGCCAAAGCGCTACGGTACGAATGACGAACGCCTGGAGGAAATCTGTGAGTTCTTCAACGTGAACCGGGGATATCTGATGATAGTGGACGAAGCGGACAAGCTCATCAACAAGTACACCATCAAGAAGATTGAGCTGCTGCGCACCATCATGGATTCGGCCGCGGTGGGGATGGTACTGGCCGGGGAGCTGTCCCTGGAGGCCCACCTGGCTGCGTATGATGAACGGTTTGCCAACCGTATGGACTTTGCGTACCGGCTCCATGGTCTGGGAAAAGGCGAGGTAGAGCGCTACCTGGAGGACTGGAGCGTGGAGGAGAGGGCCATGGAGGTGCTGACCAGCCGGGCCAGGAACAGCAAGAACGGCTGTTTCCGGCTGTTTGACCGGACCATGAACAACGTCATCCGTCTGATGCGGGAACGGGAACAGACGACCATCACGGAAACAATCATCAACGAGGCATCCGCCATGATGCTGCTGTAGGGAGGGAATGGACGATGAAACGCAAGATACTGACCATTACATACACATGCCCGGAGGACAAGGTGAACCTGGGAGAGGTGGATATCATGGGAACCATCCTCCAGAAGCTCGGGGAGCTGGGAGCCTATGATATAAATCTGAAGGCCAGTTCCGCGGAGGTGCGGGAACCGGCTGCGCCAAAGGTCAGGGAGACGGGACCCCAAATCCCTGCATTCCTACAGGAACGCAGGAGCCGGCCATCCAGGAGGGAAGTGCCCTGCCTGCCAGGAGGAGGGGAAGCCTATGGGAACGGGATATAGGTATACCATCAAGACCCTGTGGGGGTTAGCCAAGTCAAAGGAGCTGGGGCTGACCGAGGAGGAGCTGCACCTGCTGGTGGCCCGTGAGACCGGGAAGGACAGCATCCGTGAGCTGAACCGGTCGGAGCTGTCCCATGTCTGCCATATCCTGCAGAAACAGAAGGACGATATCAAACGGCAGGAAGGGAGGCTGCCGGAACGCAGGGGGAACCCGCAGACCGGACGGCAGCGCCGAAAGATAGGCCAGCTGAAGGAGAAGCTGGGCTGGGAGGAGCGGCAGGTCCGTGCCCTGTGCCACCGGATGTACCGGGTGGACGCAGTGGAATGGCTGACCTATTACCAGTGCCAGGGATTGATTGAGGCCATGAAGGCCATCCTGGAGCGGAAGCCGGAAAAGGAGGATGGCCGGGGATGAAGGATAAGGAAGGTAAGGGGACGTTTGGGTCTGCTATGGCGGGGGTCCTATGTGCGCAGTTGGAAGCCACGGCCATCTACCTGGGGCATCCAGCTACACAGCAACAAAAATCCGATTGGATGGAGCTGGAGGTGGAGGCCCTTCTCCGTGAAAGCCAGCTTGCCAGGGAGGCGGTCCAGCTGAAGCAGACCCTGGAGCTGGGGGAACATGTGCGCCGGGAAATAGAGAAGGAGCAGATGAAGAAGGATACGCCGGAAGGGATGCTGAGCTGATGGAAGGACTGATGCAGTTGTTTGACCGGAAATACCGGGAATACCAGGATTATCTGGATGAAAAGTCCTGGGCGGATGCGGCCCTTGCCCAGTCCTACCTTCTGGGGGTCCTGCATTGCATGTGGGCCTTATGGGACCGGAAGGCGGAGAATGCAAAGCAGTACCATGAGGAGATAGTGCGCCGGAGCCATAGGATAGAATAGTAAAGAGAGGAGAGTGGAGATGAAACGGACAATTAAGTTACACACAGGAGCGACCAAGGTCGTTGAGGATGCCACGCATAAGATAATGACAATCCAGGAATGGAGGGAGGAAGGAAAAAGACGTTTTGGTAAGGACTACATGGATTGGAAGTTTGAGTGCCCTATGTGCGGACATATTGCATCAATCAGGGATTTTAAAGAGGCCGGAGCCAAAGGACCAAACTGTGCCTGCCAGGAGTGCCTTGGAAGATATACGGGAAAGGGGGCCCCGAAGGCGGGAGATGCGTCTGGCTGCAACTGGGCGGCTTATGGACTCTTTGGTATCCCGGATGGGAAGGGGATTATTGTCCTGGATGAAGAAGGAATCGGAACGGAGTGTTTTGCGTTTGCAGGACAGGAGGTGTAGTCATGCCAGGGAAACATACGAAGCTCTTTAAACGCATATTCCATGGTGATTTCCGTCCGGCTGACGGAATGGACTATTCCCGCGCATATAAACGCTGGATGAAGGAGAACTATGAAGCCCACCAGAGATTCCGGAAAACATTAAAAAAAGGCCAGCTGGAGGCGTTTGACGAATTAGAGGAAATGGATATTGAGCTATCAGGAAGGGCCCAGGAAGAGAACTACATAGCCGGGATGAAGGCAGGCATCCAGCTCATGGTGGAAGCGCTCCGGTAGATGAGGCCTGGTTTTGAGGGGAAGGGGGGACCGGTATGGCAGGACGGGCAGCCTATTTCAGGCTGTATGACCATGGCAGGTACATGGGGGAGTATAGAAACTCTGAACTTATGGAACTGCTGGATATCCGTCATCATCAGCTGATTGCCTATTATAGTGATACCGGCAGGGAGTATAAGGCTCGTTATCTGATTGAACGGATAGAGGAACCCATGCGTGGAAGTTGGGCAGCGGAGTGGGACCATGCCAGGCTGAAGGTCCTGTGGGATGGTACCAGGCTGAAGGTCCTGAGGCCGGTACGGAAGAGGAAAGGCCAGGAGCCGGGGTGGTTATGGAGGTGAAATCATGGCAATGTTTGAGTATACGACCAAGGTCGAAACCCTGAAGGTGTTAATTGAAATCCTGAAGGAGTTAAGGGCCATTAGGAAGGCTATGGAAACTGAGAAAAAGTAACATTTCCGGGATACCGGAAGGAAGGAGAAACAGATGGGAACGCTACTGGATGCATTCTCAAAAGAGGACCGGGTGGAGGTCACCTTTTCCGATTTCTACCGGCTCATACGGGAAAGCACATCCGCGGAACTGATGAAAAATGCCGTGGACTGCAACGTGCCGCACCGCTACATAAGGGAGATGGTAACGGGAGTGCCGGAGGAGACCGGCATGGAACCGGATGGTGAAGGGGGGAAGGAACATGTGGATACTGACACAGAATA